CGTTAGTCCTTCGGTCTTGTGATACTCAAACGCACTTGCCCCTTTTTGGCTTCCAACAAAGCCAGCTCCAGAGTGCCATGCATCCGTGGCACATAATGCCTCTAGGTACTCAACCACCAGGCCCGACTGTTCGTCAACAATAACTGGTGCAATTGTCTTCTTATGGTGTATGTGGCCCATCTTAAGGTGTCGGTACTTGGTTTGGCCCCACTCCTTAGCAAACTCAGCGGCAATAATCATGGGCCACTTTTGTGCCGCAATCCTGTCGCCGTGCGCCCACAGTAATAAATTGTCGCCGAACACCATGTGCTTCCTAGGGGAGGGATCAGATTTGACCTTAATGTTTGGGCATTGGCTGTAATAGGCATCTAGAACCCGTGAAAGCCACACTTCGGAGTGCCAAGAGTGATTACCCTCTAGCACTACAATCTCTACCTCAGCGGCAATAGAGGCAGCAACCTGTACAACATCTCTGCAAGCACGGATCAAATACTCTACCACCCTATGGTACCGGGTATCAACGTCGAGCACGTGCCCACTGGCCTCTGTCTGATTGCTTCGATTGTCGCTGTGCATCATGTCACCTCCGAATACCAGGACGCATTTTCCTGGCCGTCTTGCTCTTGCGGCTAAACCCTCGGCGGCCTGTACCATTCGGGCCGCTGCAATATCACAGTTGTAGTCAGCGTCTTTGGTTTCTTTTTCGTCGGCGTACATACCAACGTGTGCATCAAAAATATCTAGTTCAAAAAGCAATTCTTCAGTATCTGTCTTGCGCGATTTTCTTACGGGTGCTTTACCCAAGCCTTTGACTTGATCGCACAGCCCATCCACAAAATCCTGCATGCCCTGCGCTTCCGGGTATAGCCTTCTCCACTCTTGGATAACATTTCCGGCACCATCGTATTGGACAGTTGTCTTGCCGACATTCAAATGTGCTGGCGTTGGTGCCCCTGACTTCCAAGGAACTTGCCCTAGTCTTTCCAGTCTCTTTATTATGCTGCGTATTGTTGATTCCGCTTTGCCAAGCTTTCTGGCTGCACCCCGATAAGAACCAACTTCAATGTAAGCATCAATTGCTTCACTTTGCGCTTTGGTCAAAGCCATAACTTATTTGACCTGCGAAGATCCAAAGTAGAATCCTACAATCGCCAAAGCTGTCTGCCGGATCTCTGGTAGGATAACAAAACCCTGTACAGTGGACCATTCTAGACGCTTGAATAGCCCTAGGAATCCCTTGGATTCCGTTTGAATACTAACACCTATGTCGGTGAATGCGAAGACAAATGGGGCTATTACAATGGCAAAGATAACTGCCGCCGTAATAGCACGACGCATATAGACACCACCACGTGCTGCTGCCTTATCCGCTGATTCATCCGCTACAGTCTGACGGGCAATCATACGCTCAAAAAGACGAGCCTGATTATCAGCCTGTGCTGCGATCATTTTCATTACGAAGCCACTTACGCCCCCGCCTAGCATTGCTAATAGTTCTGGTGTCATAATATTATTTCTTAAAGATGTGCCACCAAGCGATGGCTAAGGATGCTACTCCTCCGCAAAGTAATGCGAAGATACTAGCTAGATCGTTTGCACTTGAAATAGATGCAGTCATCTGAGCTACTCCAAGAGTTCCCCATATTTTAAAATGTTCAAACAATTGAGTGTTCATTAAAAGCGAATTTGGCAATGCTCTAGAGTGTCTGGCTGGCGACAATTAATAATGCCGTTGCCACTAGGGAGAAAGACTGTTGCAGAAATGAAGTTATTACTTTCCATTTTCTTTTCGTCGTAAATTGCTTGTGCCGCTTCTGCGTCTGCTGCGTCTGCTGTAGAATATTGACTAGCTCTCCAAACGGTAACTGCTGTAGCTTTTTCTTGCTCGTCAGCACTCTCATCGTGTATCAAATCCTTTAGCTCTTGGGGCATTGGATTCGGCTGCGATAGCATCCAGACTGAGTCTTTTAAATGTAAGGTTTTGTTTTCCATATTATGGTAGGTTTATTTCGTTATAATCTTCATCCAAGCAAAGGCGAACTTTGCCAGTTCCAGTTACTGAAAATGCATTAGCACCAGAAGTTCCTACTCTGCAACGCAGAATCACGCCTTCATTACTAGCATTAACTCCATTTGCAAAACTGTTAAAACCTCCAACACAGTTTTCAATCACTGCACCATCTAAAATTTTTGTAGATCCAGTGATTGCTCTAAAAAATCCATTGTTTCCAGAAGTGCAACCAATTGCCTTCCCAGAAAAGTGAGTTTCAGCACCTCCGAAATTCACAAACCCGAAAGAATTAGCACCAGCAGTGCAGTTGTAAAAATTCGCCTGCACTGTTTTAATGCCACTTGTTTCATTTGCTCCAAAAAATGACTTTACGCCTGCTGTGCAATTTCTGTATGTTCCTTTAACACCAAACCCATTAACATCAAATTGTATTTGACTGGATGAAGCCGCAAAAGCCTTATCTCCTCCAACACAATTTTCAGTCACTGAATTTTCATATTGTTGACCAAAAGAAAATTGACCTGCTGCTGTGCAGTTTTTAATTGTTCCATAATTTTCAGAATTCCAAGAGCCGCCGAATGCATAAGAAGTAGTGCCTGTGCTGTGGCAGTTATCGATAGTGCCGTCATTAAGCATATAACCCGTTAAAAATGAACTTGCGGAGCAATTTTTAATTATAGAAGAATTTAAGGAATTAGAAAAAATCGAAGTTGAGTTTACGTTATCAACAGTCCCAAAATTATCATTAATGTCAATATTTCCAGTAGCATAGACATCTTTAATAATACCAGAGATTGAGTTTTCATTGACTTCAAAACCACTAGTTGTTTTTATTCCATCAATTATTCCACTATTGTTTTCCATGTAAAAGTTATTGTCGCATTTTACATTTTCAATCAATCCATCATTTATCAGGAAATTACTAAAACTATCGCAAATTATATTTTTTATAATTCCATAGTTTCCAGCATCCTCGTAATAAGCAAGCGTAAGGTTATCGATGGTTGCAAAATTTGCATTACTCGCTCCATTAAGTGAAAGGCTCCCCATTGTAACAGTTCCTATTCCGATGATATTAACATACAAATCCGAAGCCGCGGTTTGGATGTTTCCATAAGTCCCGCCCATTACAATAAGTGATGCAAGATTTGTCGCGGACAAGGGATTTCCGTTGGGAGTTAATGTTGCAGCTTCGTCATACTTGTCTTGGATGTTGTCGCCGTCGTTGCAGATAATTACTGAATCAGAGTTGTGCGGAACTTGTTGCTCAAGCTCATGCACCGCTGATTCATTATTAATCTGAACCTCAATCACTCCGTTTGTGTTGCCCCCAGTGGTATTTGCTAAAACGTGACCAAGCTCAACACTTATGTCTGGCTGAATGTTTGTAATACCCCCAGCAACAGTGCTGCTCAAGTAAACTACTTGACCTAAACCGTAAGTGCCGTCGTCCAGAACTAGATCTCTAACTTTTCCGTTTAGTGTAACAAAACCACTAGAATTATTAAGAATGGATTCAGTTGTGACGCCAATTGCTTTTCGTGCATTTGCTACAGTATCAGCTTGGGCTAAAACAATAGCTGGCTTGTTTCCCTGAGAACCGCTTATTGATACAACACTTCCATTGGGTATTGTTGCCCCAGATTTATTTACAGCATACAGTACCAACTCTTGCCCAACTTGAATAGTTGTGTCCACTCCAGTAACAAGGTTCAGTGTCCTTTCTTGACCGTTCCAACTAAGCTCTCCACCATCAATCGCACCCGCATTAAAATTCGCAGTCGTGATATCGGCAGTTGTGATGTTACCAGTTGTGATGTTGGCAGTTGTGATGTTGGCAGTTGTGATATCCGCAATCGGAATTGTGGCTGTCCCGGTAAATGTAGGATCGGCAATTGGGGCCTTGCCTGCGACACTTGCAAGTGTTGATTGTGTTGCGGTATCAAGTCCGACAGTGATATCACCGGAAAGTGTAACCGGTCCCCCGCTTGATGTAATACCGTTCCCATCAGTGATGCCAATGGAAGTGACAGTTCCCTGTGAATTTGTATCGGTATTTTTCCAAGCCGTTGTGTCAGAATCCCAAGTCCACACGGTGTCGGTTTCTCCAACAACGGCGTACCATCCATCTTGACCTGTTGGGTACTCGGCCACCAATGCGGCCTGTGTTAGGAAAAAACCCTTATCGCTTGGCCCTACTGAAGAGTCAACATAAGCTGTTGTTGCAATTTTTGTTGAGTTATCAAGGGGACTCTGTGTTGGGGCGGTTGGGGTTCCAGTCAATGCTGGGGATTCAAGTGTTGCTTTTAACGCCAGGAAGTCATCCACCTCCTGCTTGGTGTAAGCAGTAGAAAGGTCACTTGTAAGTTTAGCAAGTGACGGGTATGGGCCACCGGCACCGTTGACTACAGTGTTAATATCGCCATTTACAAACGTATAGAGGAGAACCTCGTCCTCAGATATTTTGTCAATTATTGCTTGTAGTTCAGTTGCTAAAGACATGATTTGTTTATTTGATATTTAAAATTAGTTCTTGTCAATTGATATTGGCCCCTAAAGGGAGCTTAAAACCTCAAGCTGTGAGGTTATGACCCAATTGAAATTACCTTTGGCTTTCACTTTGTATTCGCCATCCACGATACGCGCCGTGACTACTTCCACACCTGACCCTGTCGGAAGTTCAACGTCAAAGAAGTCATTGCCGTTGTTTATCGCCAACCTGTGGAAAGCGTCAAATGTTGAGTACTCGTCATCAGTAAACACCCAGCTCACACTGTAAAAGGTGTTCTTACTTTCGAACCTGGACCTTTGCCGGGACCTACCCGTGTCAAAAACTTGACGGATTGTTGCATCCTTCAAACCCAGACTGAGTTTATTTGAGACCCTTGGGAGGCTGACTGGGAATTGTACTGGCATTATTTTTTAATTTTATGGGTAAGAAGTATACCCGTAGCTGTTTTCAATTTCAAGTGAAGCACTTACCGACCAGTTTAAAACCCCTTTGTTTGAACTCTTATACTCACCACTAACAAATCTAGCAAGTGCCGTTTGGAAGCCCTGGGTAACCGGTAAATCAATTTCAAACCATTGATTACCATTGTTTAAATTGACCCTGTGGAAAGTTTCGAAGGTATTTAACTCAGCATCTGTAAGCAGCCAGGACACATTGTACACAGAAACTTGATTCTTAAATCGATTCCTCTGCCTAGGCAGACCGTTTTTAATTTTTGTTCTAGCAACGTTGGTGGTTACAGAAGCCGAAATCTTTGCTGAAATCGGCGGGATAGATGTTGGCCATTGTGGTGCCATTATGAGTTACCTCTCTTTAACCCATAAGCACCCTCAAAAGATTTGCTAAACATATTTCCACCTTGTTGGACTTTACTAGCCATGTTCTTTTCGACTTTGGATACAATAATCTCAATCATTCTTTGGCCGTTCTTACCTTCATCCTCCTGGACCTCAATTTCAGATCCTGAATTGTTTATCACATTTACACTTACACCACCCCCGGAAGAGCGGCCACCACCCTTGGCCACATCCAAAAGCTCCTTCTGTTGGGCAAAGTTCAGGATCATCTCACCTGAGTTAACGCTGGCGGTAACATTGTCACTGTTGAAGCTGCCACCAGGGACGATGCCACCCTGAGCAAAACTACCAGCGGTGGTTCCAACCATGACACCCACAGAAGCGTAACCCAATGCCCTGATCAAAGTAGCAGCCTGAATTTTACCAATCATGGTTGGGTTAAGTGGGTCAGCGGACGCTTGATTAGCTGCCAATTCGGTAGCGAGAATGGCTTGCCCGATGGAAAGAGCTTTGGTAGTCAAAAACAAAGCTTTATGAGCCGAAGAACCTTCTTCGGTCAATGCTAGTAATTCACCGCTTAAATCCCCAGCCATACCAACTATCTGGCTGTAGGCTTGCATTTGGGTTCTTTGGGATGACAGAGCTTCTCTTTTTTTCAGATTCTCAAGATCCTTAGTTAATTTTGAGTCTAGTTTGGTTTTAAAATCCGCATACTCCTCATCTAGATCTTTTTTCCCTTCATAAGCTTCCTCGAGTTTTGCAAGGTCTCGGGCATACTTGTCATCAAGTTGGAGTTCTTCCTCAATAAAAGCGGCATCACGGGCCTCCCACTCAGCGTTTAAATACTTTTTAAGACGCTCTAGTGCCAAGTCTTGTTTCTCTTCTTGCCCTGTGCCACTACCAATGTCTATGGGGGCAGGACGTGGTTTGTCTGCAAATGCGTCTGGAAGTTCAGACTCAAACTTTCTAAGAACTTCAAGATATGCTTTGAGTTCCCGCATCTCATCCTTTTGCGTTTTGTTATGGTTTTCCTTTGAACCATTAAGTCTTTCATATGCTACCTCAGTATCATAAATTGCTATTTGGATTTTGCTCATGAAGCCTCCCAACTGATCAAAATCCGCAGATGCCACAAGATTTTTGTATTCTTCGTTTAATTTGAACAACTTTGAACTTCTCATTACCTCACCGGCATTATTAAATTTTTCCATGTCGGCGATTACCACACCCATATCTTCCGCTAGTCTAACGAACACGCTGTCTCTGCGATCTTCTTTTATCCATTTGAGAGCATTCGCAGTTTCCCCCGCTGCCATAGCAACCACATCTAGAATCCCCTTTAATGATATAAACTGACCAATTGTATCAGCGGAAAGTTCAAAAATTTCTTTGCCTAGAAGGTCAAATGAATTTGATGCCCTTGTTGCCGAGGCCGCAAGTGTATCTGTTTTGCGCTCTAAATTAGTACCAAATTCTTGTTTCATTAACGCCCCGAACGCGGGAAGAAAGTCTTTGGCCATTAATTGACCGGTCTCCAACATTTTCTGTAGCTCTACATTTGTAACACCCGCAGCTTTTTCTGCTAAAGCTAAAGCACCTGGTATACGCTCGGCAATTTGGTTTCTAAGCTCCTCCGCCTGTACTTTCCCTTTCGAAGCAACTTGTGTAAAAGCAACAAGTACACCGTTAACCTCATCTGCGGTTAAGCCAAAAGTTGCAGCCGCATTTGAGACACCCTCAAAAATATTTCTTGTGGTTTCCGCTTCAAGCCCAAGCCTCCTCATCGACTCTTTCATACGGACGTACGGTTTAATTGAGCTGCTTAGTTTTACGGCATTTTTGTCCGCAACATCAGCCAGATAATCCATTTCCAACGATGCAAGTTTGGCAGTACCGGTTACCGCATATAGCTGCTTCTCAAAAGTCTCGAAGGCCATCCCGGTTTTTACAATAAACTTCGTGAGCTTGGCAACGCCATATGCTACCGCAAGAGGCCCCGCGAATCTCTTAAAGGCCCTTGTAAGCTTATTCGTAGCTGTCGTTGTTTTACCGGCACTTCTACCCAATCGGTCAACACGGTTGCTCGCCGTACCAACCTGGTTACTATTTACCTTTATTAGTAGTTGTGTTACATCTGTTGCCATGGTTGCGATTAATATAAAGCCTATTTAGGGTTAAAAGCAACTCTGTTTCGAACGCATTGGTTTTAAAACCACGCATAGCCACCCAGGCATGTAAGGTCTGCCAGTTTATCTCCCCAAACTGGATCAGCTCAATGAACCAATCCCAAATGTAGAGAAGCTCTTTGGGCGGCTTGGGAGCTTTCTCAAGCTCATCCGGTTTTTTACCAGACTGCTGCCAAACTTTATTTAAGTGCGTTCTTTTTGAACAACTGGAACCCTCGAGGGGCGAAGAAAGATCAAATTCTGACTCAGCAAAATTCTCTAACTCTCTTGCCCTAGAGCTAAAAAAAGTTTTCTGTCCCCGGAAATATTATTGATCTGATCCCCAATCTGGGGTGCATTCTTCACAAAGTGGATTTTATTCTCCATTGTGCATTCCATTTCGAAAGTCCAATCTTTAATTAGGTGCCCTAAAACGGTATACTCGGACTCGCGTTGCTTGTCATTAATGTATTCAAGTCGGTCTTCCCCTTCTAGATTGTTTGCCGCGATCTCAATCCCAGATAGTTTTCGTTTTTCAATTTGCAAAGCACGGTAAAACTCATCGGAGTCAACCCCATAGATGGTAATTGTGTGCTCCGATTTACCACCGGTTGGCAAGTGTAGGGGAATTACTATCCCCTCGTTGGCTGCTTCTTTAGTAAAAAATTCTTCCATACTGGTAATAAATGAAAACCGTTTATGTATGTCAACAAAAACCCCCCACTTTTTACAGTGAGGGGTTAAGTAGACCTGGCTGGCAGGGTATTGGGTTTTTTCTATGAACGGGTAATTACAATCTGACTCTCGTCAATGCTGTCATACAGAGCTTGGAATGGCAGGGACAATGTAATTGCACCCTGGCCGGAAACATCAGGTTGACCACCATTATAAACGATCTTAGGGATGTCGAATTGGAGGGAGTTACCGGCAGCATCCGCTAGTGTAAACGTGAGACTTGATTCGGTCTCATTCAAGAATTTTTCAAGAAGAACTGAATTCTCAAAATATGCTGTCATGTTACCGGTCAAGTTTGAACGGCCAATTGTTGGGCGGATTGTTTCATCCGAACCAATAACATTACGAGGTGC